TATGAGGTTGAAAGGCAAATGAGCCATCAGGAAAGAAATGGTGTGCGAGCTGCGTATATCCATAAAGCTGAGCACCTTGAAGAGCGCCGTCTTATGGTGCAATGGTGGGCAGATTATCTAGATAGCAACAGTGGATCACATGTAACTCCATACGAGTTCGCAAAGCGCTTTGCAAAATAAAAAGTTTTAATGACAAGTGTTCATACTGTTCATTTTGCGTTATAAATTTTTAAAATCAGTTGCTTAGGTGGTGATTGTTTGTGGGCTTTGTGTACACAGGTATTCATATAGAGTGATCACTACGGACCGGGACGTAAAAAAACCGGCCTGAGCCGGTTCGTTTGCTGCGGGGGGTTTATTTACTGCATGCGGGAAGCCAGTCGGCCTCGCTGTCCTCATGCAGCGTGAGATTGGTCTGGACGCCGTTATTTGTCCTGCGTTTTAACAGGATTCGCTCATACTCTTTCAGCGTCTGCGGCACTGCCTGGCCGAACGCGGTCAGGCTCAGCGGATGCTGATGGCCGCGCGATTCCATAAACGACAGATACGCATGATAGAGATAGCGCTTTGGGTTTATCGGGCGAATATTGGCATTGCCGATGAACATCCCGTTCGGCGTGCTCAGCGGCATCAGGTAGCCACAGACATCGACCAGCGGATCAGCCTGGCGTTTAACTTCCAGCGCTTCGCCGGATGACTGCTGTGCCTGCAACAGCTCGCGCGCTTCATCGGGTGACGTGAAGCGCTGCATCAGATGACGGACAATCACGGCCAGCTCGGTACTGATTTTGTCCAGTAGCTGCGGATCGCGCTCTTTTGCCGGTATCACTTCGGGGAACGTCAGGATAACCCGGCGGCGTGACACGCCGCCGCTGCGGTCGCTGAAGCGCATCGGATTGTTGTTCACCGCCAGAATGACCGCCGGGATGTGCGTTGAATAGGCGTCACGGTATTTCGGGTCGATTGCCACCGCATCGCCGCCAGTGATCGCCTTGATGCCTGCGCCGTCGCCGCTCCATTTTTCCTGATCGGGCAGGATAATCAGTGAAAATCCCACCACGCTGGCGCGCTCGCGTGAGGATTCCAGCGTGTCGATAGTGGCGGACGTGGTGTTGTCTTTTCCGGCCAACAGAGTGGCTATTGAGGCCATCACGCTTTTACCGCTGCCGCCGGGGCCGGTCACCTCAAGAAACATCTGCCAGTCATAGCGGTTTGCCAGCACCATAAATAACGCCGCGAGAATGCGCTCCTGCTTGTCGTGATTATGCCCGGCGGCCCGCGTTAACCAGCGCCAGAAATACGGGGCGTGGTCTGCGAGGTTTTCACCCGGACGCGGGGCGGTATAGTCCACACTGTTAACGGTGCGCAGCCAGTGCTCGCGGCGGTGCGGACTGAACGTGCCGGTAGCGGTATCAAATACGCCGTTACGGAAGCCGATCAGGCAGCGGGACGGTTTGCCCATCTGCGGCACCATCAGCTTGAGCGTGTCCAGTACGCTGCCGATACCGGCGGCCGAGAATGGTGCGCGCACCTTCTGAAACAGCGCGGCGATTTCCCGGCGCAGCGTCTTCGCCTCCATGACCTGCCATGCGCCGTTCTCATAGCGGCAGATTTCCTCCCCGACCGGCGGCACGGCCAGCGCCTCCCCGTAATGGGCGACCAGCAGTTCCGCCTTCTGGCTGGCGCTCATGGCCTTCAGGTCGGCCTCGCTGACGGATTCAAACGGGCTGAGCGGCTGCGGCTGCGTGAAGTCGGTGAGCTGCGCCAGCGTGTCGAAATCGCCCTGTGCCTGCCACACGTCGTTCCAGTCACCCGTAACCGGCGGCAGTGCGGCTTTGCCGCTACAGGCTCTGGCCGCTTCCTCTGCCTTTAGCTGGCCGGTGCCGTTGTCGTCGCGGTCGGCGGCAATCAGCATCATCGCGCCTGGGTATGACTCACGCAGCCGCTTTGCCAGTGAGGGCAGGTTATTGGCGCTCAGCGCCACGTATACCGCCTGGCCGGTCAGCCGGTGCACGGTCAGGCCGGTTGCGTATCCTTCAGTGAGCCACAGCGTTTTGCCATCCGGCTCACCGGCCAGCCAGTATGTGCCTTTCACCTGTCCGCCGGGCAGGGTGCGCTTGTCGCCTGCGGCGCTGATGAGCTGCACGTTAATGGCGGTACCGTCTTCGCCGGTCAGCGGGATAAGCACATCCCCGGCGGCAAAGCTGACACCACCACAGCGCAGCGCCTCCCCAAGTGTGAGCGCCTGCGTGCCGTGCAGCCCTTTCGCTGAAAGGTAGGCGTTGTCCGTGCGGCTGACGGCAGCGGCTATAAGTGCCTGCGCCCGTGCGGCTGCGTCTGCCTGCGCGCGGCTTTTGTCTGCGGCTTCATCATGCATAACCGGGGCTGACTCCGGCAGCGTGCCGAGCATTCCGGCCACCTTCATGGCGGCCTCTTTAGCACTGATACTGAGCGCCTTTTCCACCAGGTTAAGGCCGTCACCGGCCCCGCACTGGTTACAGAGCCACGTTCCGCGCCCGTCCTGATTGTCAAAACGGAAGCGGTCTTTGCCGCCGCACGCCGGGCAGGCTCCGTGCCTCCCTCCGTCGAGCACGCTGATACCGAGGGCAGGCAGAAGCTGCGGCCAGAATCCGGTGGCCGCCTTTACGGTGTCAGAGACGATATGTTTCATCTGCATGTTCTCCCTCAGTGCAGCGTGATGCGGCTGGCGGCCGCAAGCTGGCTGCGGAAAAGTTCATCCATCATGGTGACGCCGAGCTGCGTCAGGCGCGGCGGTGCGGTCAGCAGGTCCGGCTCAACCATATCGCCCAGCATCGTGCAGGCCATCTCCATACCCGCATTCGGGCCGTGACGGTGCACATAAAAGCCTTCCAGCTCAAGGGCGATGGTCATCTGAAGCTCATCGAGCGTGGCTGACACGGTAATTCCGAGGTTTTTGCAGGCATTCAGATAGCCCTGCGCCAGCGCGCGGCGGTAAACGGCGGTGCGTACCTCAACGGGCAGGCAGGAGCGATTAACGGTCATCATGGCGGGCCTCCGTGGCTAACATGCGGGATTCACAGGTTTCAACAACTTTACCGAGCTGGTCGGTGAGCAGGGCGACGACCGAGGCAAGCGCCGCGCCGTCCGGCACGCAGCCGCGCGCGCTCAGGCAGTTCACCGAGTCGAACATATCGAGTACGGTCACGCCGACCGTGTGCGCGTGCAGCAGGCGCAGATAGTCAGCGTGGGGAATCGGGTAGGTGTCATGGTTATTCAGGTGTTGAGAAAGGGTATTCATGCCGCCACCGCCTTAACCGGCAGACGACCGGCAAAGGACAGGACGTAATCACGGGCGAGGCTGGCGCGGGCGCTGCGCTCATTGCCTGCTACAGTGCGCAGCATGCAGGGACGGGCGGCGGCATCAGTGCGGCGCACGGCGGCAAAAATAAAGGTGAATTGAGAGTAAGCGGCAGTAAGGGCCGTTGTCATGAGGACAATCTCCATTGAGTAGCGGTTAACGCCACCACCGGAGCTGCAAATCTCATGGGTGGTGGCCCGAACGGGGTTTGCAGTACCGGCCTCAATGGATACCGGCCAGCCCGAAGGCTGCCCCGCCCGGGCCACCATTATTTGACAGCGGCTGCGGTCTAAGAACCACAGCCTGAAAAATGGGTAAGCCAGAGCAATGACACAAAAAAACACGCGTGGCGCGTGCTGTGTCGCCATTGAGTTACACGGGCTGCAAATCCCGGCTGCCGATTTTGCGGCAGCACAAAAACTGTATAACGGCCGCTCGCCAGAGAAAAGCCTTTTTTTAAACATCGGGGCTATTTCCTCAGCAACCGGTCAGGACTTGATCGGATTGCGGCGGATTTGATCGGAATTCCCCGTTCTCTTTCTTCGCCCGCTGCCTGGCAGGCTTCGCTTTTTTACTCAGCACGTAAATATGGCCGTGCGTTCCGCTGGTAAAAGCCGGTACCGTGACGGGTTTGCCGCTGACCGCTGCCGTCAGACTCTCCGCGACAAAGGCGGCTTCTTCGCGGGTGAGCGGAAAGGTTTTTGTGGCGAAATTCAGCGTAATCATGCTGCACCCCCGGCGCGCTGTGCGATGCGGGCCTGCATCCAGCCGTCAATCTCTGACGCCAGCCAGGCGACGTTTTTACCGCCGAGGGAAATCTGTGAGGGGAACTGCTCCCGACTGATTAAGTCGTAAATGGTCGAGCGTGACAGACCGCAGGTGCTGATGACCTCCGGCAGTCGCATAAAGCGGTCGCGCGGGTAAACGGCATCGCGGACTACAGGAATGGCAGGGGCTGGTACGGATGAAACTGC